AGCAAGACCTTCGTTGTTATGAATCTTTTTGACTCTGTTATAAACAATGAAGCCCAGAAATGGGAGTCTCAGAATGCTGAGACCCAACCTATCTCTTTGGACGAAAGTACTTCGATCAAAGAATACATTGTATTCTATGAAAGAAGGTACTTTGGACTGGAAAGTAATGATCAATTAAGCATCAGATACCAGCTAGCCAAAGAGGAGGTTATTAAAATCGTTGAGGCTGTGAAAGCAGTGTGTGAACTTCACACTTTATTTGGCTTAGAGAAGCCTAGATCTCAACGTTGTACGCAGTCCAGAAGACACTTGGCATTCAAGTCCTGGTTCCAGATCAACCAGGTCGTACATTCTCAATACAATTTCACGCATGAACTGCTTGAATTTGTGAGAAATAATGGGGAAGGTAGTTGGGTGAAAATCCTTAAATGGAAATTTGCCACCTTCTTTGCATATCATCGGAATCAGGATCTTCCAAAATGTCCTGATATGTCCTTCAAAAAGACGAGAACTCTTCGCGAACCAAATATTTTAATAGGCGGATTCCATCATCAATTCGTGATGCGGATGAAGAGTAATCGCTTCGATGATTTTATGCAATTTGTAGACTCTAGTCAACAGCTTAAGAAGGCAATGCCTGATGTGCCATGTTCAATGGTAGCGAAAGCGGAGTATGATACTATGATTGAGTTGACCACGGAACCTTTGGTTCCGGAGAGTTATGCCGATGTAGTGCTCCTATCAGCATTAGTTCCAGGGATCGATTGTGACCTGGTAACTTCTGTCACCCGACAGAAAGTTGTTGATGCCTTGAGGCGGACAGTGGATGAATTGTTCGACGGAGAAATATTTGATTTCCGTCAGATTTATGAACCTTTCTTTCCCTCCACTTCGGCCAATTATATTTGGTCACGTAATGACTGCGGAGCTCTTTCTGAGCTGTATGAGAAGATCTCCTTTGGGAAAAGGGGATCCGGATTGCAGTTTGGATCTGGAATGTGTTCCTTGTTTCAGGAAGTTTCCTGTCATTACGGTTTATTAGGCAAGTCGGAATCAAATAAGATTGCATGTGGGGAATCGCTCGGTTATGAAACTATCGAGAGCCACCCGACCCTTTATTTCGATCAATCGGACTTACGTGAGTCCTGGAAGGAGGAGTATATTAAGATATATTCTTTGGCACGATTAGAACGACCATTAGTTAAAACAGTTGGTCTGCCAGAGCCCTTAAAAGTGAGAGTAATCTCTAAGGGTCCTCCTTTGTTATATACAGCACTCAAACCATTCCAAAGGTGGTTGTGGGGCGTCCTCAAAAAACATAAAGTTTTTGCCTTAATTGGTAGATATGTTTGTCCCGAAGATATTAATCGGGTTTTAGGTCCTCTTATGGAGGATGAGGAAGCTGTGAGTGGGGATTATGTGTCGAGTACCAACAAGATTTATTCTTGGGTCTCGGAAGAAATTATTGATCAGCTCATGATTAATATAGGTGAACAGATTAGTGTTGAAAGTTTACTAATGCTGCCTGAAAACTTCTTGGTTTCGTTAAAAGATTTATTCTATAAAGCGCTTACCAAGCACATTTTTGTCGAGGAGATAAAGAAGTTTGAGGAGTACCCTGATCATAGGGGAGTACTTAGACGGAGACTGATTGATCATAGATTAGTCGAACATTCTCAAAAGACGGGACAATTGATGGGATCAATTGTTTCATTTCCCATTCTCTGTATAGCAAATGCAGCAGTTTGTCGTCTCTCTTTAGAGGAGGCTTCAAATGGAAGGAAGGTATTTCGTTTACGAAATGAACCATACCCGGGTTCGGGTCCAATAGCGCCGTTACTTATAAATGGTGATGATTGTCTATTGGCGGGACCGAAGGGAGTACTTCGAAGGTGTTGGGAAGCAAACACTGCTGTAGCTGGGCTGGAGAGTTCGGTTGGAAAGACTTACTTTTCGAATAAATTTTGTACCATCAATTCCACAATTTTTGAGTGGAATGGCTCTGAATGGGTTGAACGCAAATATGTCAACTTGGGCTTAATGATGGGAAAGAGGAGAATAGGCGCAGGGATTAATAAAAATGTTAACACAAAAGTACCAGTTCACCAACTGGGTGTTATCTGCCGCGAGCTCAAACGGAGCTGCCCTCCAAACCTGTGGAAACAGGTGAAAAGTAGGTTTATATATTATAATATGAAGGAATTAACCACATATCCTAACATCCCCTGGTTTGTGCCAGAATGGTTGGGAGGCCTTGGCCTTCCAATTGATGATGAGTCCGAAATTGACTCAGATGATCGCAAATGTGCAACCATCATCAAGATGAAATTAGGCCGACATGAGTCGGGGGTCTCATGGAGACCAATGCAGCCAAAAGACGCTGCTATGTGGTTGATGCATAAGAGGGTTCTTGAAGATCTTAAAGAATTTTCGTGGATAGAGAAACCACTCTTCCGTCAGGGAAAAGGTCCTGATGGTCCTTTCGTCTTGGATGACGAATATTCTCGCTTATACAAAGCGATGACGATTAACCTCCTTATGAAGGAGCCTCTTGATTCGTTATATCGAATCCTTGATGAGGATCGCTCGGCGAGAAAGGGAATGTATCACAACTCAAAACTTTGGTATACGGCTAGAAAGTTACTAGCTACCACAAAGGTGGAACCCATGTCCGATGAGGACATGGTGTATGAATCAAAGGAGTTAGTTATTCCTTGTTTAGAAACTGATTTGGTGAACAGTTTCTGGCCCTTAGGAGAAGGGCCTGCCGAATGCAC